CCTCAAGCTCAACCGATATGCCACCCTTCCAATAGGAAAAGGGAAGAGCGGCGAACGAAAACAAGGACAAGTCAATACTTGCGCCAGTTTCGGCTACGAAAAACTCCGATCCAGGACACAGGTCACCTGTGTACAAAACATCATTGGGGTTGTTCGATGCGAGAATTTGAAAAACTCCAGCATAGCAAGGGGTCTTGAACATCATTTCAAGACTCATCTCGTCTCTTGCTAAGCTAGTGACTATGGGCAAAACCACCGGAAGACTCGCGGCTGGTAAATCCATATTTTGAGCGTACTCAATGCCAACATTGTTACACAGATTGGGTACCTGTCTAACAAGGGCTGGCATCGGGTTAAGACAAACATTCGGTTTGTCCATTGTGGGAACTTTAAAGTCAGTGCTCCCACCCGCAAAACTATCTTGTGTTGAGCCAGCGTCGATACTAGCATTCATCACATGTTCTAGGTTATAGTTTGTAACCTTTGATTGTATCCCTCCCTGGATAACAATCGTCTTCGGGTTCAAAACGGCAAATTCATTGTCGATAAAAGATCCATACGACGTCAGAGCGATTTGGTCGCTCGGGGAGTTCTCACCTGTTCTCAAACGATTTCTGACCATAACCAGAAGTGTTCCAAGAGTTCTGTCCTGTTGTCTGATATCAAGGTGAGATTGTGGAAAGGTGAACGGAATCTCAAAATCAATTGAGGGATTGTTACCTGGGTACAAAAACATATGTCGAGCTATGTGAGCTGATGACAAGCGTCCGGCGTAAACCTGAGCAGCTTGAACAGCATCCAACAAAGGAGCCCAAACAACAATCAATGACCCAGCAACAAAAGTAGTGCTCTGCAACTGCATAGTCACACGAGCTGTTCCTCTCCAATAAATGGAATTTTCGAATGCAGGACGCATTGCCTTTGAACTAATCAAGCTAAATGGAACGTTATAGCTTGCAATAATACTGCCACGGGAGTGAGTAGTGGTCCAATAAGTAGTGTCTAGAAATTGCTTTCTACCAACTATCTCAGTTAGACCAGGACTATCCTCGCCCATAGTAATAATTTTTGCGCTGTTCGGCAATGAACCAGCGCTTGTGACTGTGATTTGGCCGGGCATTTTCATACCCATGTCGCCTTGAACCACAATTTTCTTTCCTTTGGAATGAACCACAACGAAATCTTTTTTCTCCTCTATAGGAAGTGGAGATAAAGACCAGACCGGATTGATACTAATGATGCGTCGCTCCGGAAAGACACCGTAAGGTGCTAGGAGTGGTCCAGTCGGCGGAGTGATAGTGACTGTCACGTCGTCACTTTTCACAACAAACACATTGGATGGCAATCCAAGGCTTGAGCGGAAAGAAGGTACGGTGTAGTCTCCAACCGTAAATGAAGATCCATTAGTTTCGAATTGTCCGGTGCTGCCTGTTCCTGTGATAGAACTAGCAACACTTAGAAAATCCCAACTTAGGCCTGGATTGACCACTTCCGAACCATACTCACTCACAGTGACGTATGGTGGAACCATGTAAATATCATGCATATCAACACTCTTCTCAGTTGTAACACCAATAAGCAAACTTCGCAATTGTCCATCGCGAATATCATAGCCTAACTGACGCAACAAATAATCTGGAGCATTGGCAGAACGAAAAGTCATGGTAAAACACGCACCAACAGGGCCTGCACCTGTGACTAAGCTAGAAATTATGGATAAAGAGTCCAATAACTCCTGAGACCAGGGAACATTGAATTCCCCAGTAAAAACTAGTCGCAAAAATTCAGGCAATGAAACGGGTGTTGAACCCACGTGGGGATAGTTGCTAGCTATCAGCGTGAGTCGGGGGATTTGGTACATATCAAAGAACCTTGCTCCATCCCCTAGAGCGGCATAAATGACACACTTGTCACCCAGCCCCGAAAAAGTAACGTAACCACAGTTGGCCCACGCGGCGAGCGCAGGCAAACCTGATTCATTTCCGTTACTCGGAATAACAACGCTGTTAAACATTGTTATAAACGGGGTTTGGATTTCAAGCAGTCCTTTTTGAACAGCCATAGGTCCTGGCTCCATTGACGTAGGAGTATCACGGAACAAAACACGTTTTTGCACAACCGGGGAAGAAGAGAAACTAG